TGGGAGAGACCTGATAATATAAAAAATAACTGGAGAGTTACAAAAACTTGTTTACGATTAGGTAGTAGAATTATAGGCAAGTGTATGATGGGATCAACAAGTAACGCTTTAGATAAAGGAGGTGATAATTTTAAAAACTTATATTATAACTCAGATGTTACACAAAGAAATAGAAATGGACAAACTAAGTCGGGATTATATTCTCTGTTTATTCCTATGGAATGGAATTACGAAGGATTCATTGACGAATACGGACAACCTGTTTTCAATACTCCTGAAAAACAAACATATGATCCACACGGAATAGAAATAGATTATGGAGTTATAGATCATTGGAACAACGAAGCAGAAGGATTAAAAGACGATCAAGACGCTTTGAATGAGTTTTATCGTCAGTTTCCAAGAACCGAAGAACACGCGTTTAGAGATGAAACAGGAAATAGTCTATTTAACTTAGTTAAAATATACGAGCAAATAGATTATAATGAGGGAAATAGAAATTCATCAGTGTTAACAACTGGTAACTTTCAATGGACAAATGGAGTTAAAGATACTAGGGTTGTTTTTAATCCAGATCCAAATGGTAGATTTAAGGTTAGTTGGGTTCCTAATGCTCCATTACAAAACAATGTTATAATAAAGAATGGAAAAAAATACCCAGGTAACGAACATCTAGGTGCGTTTGGTTGTGACTCATATGACATATCAGGTACAGTAGATGGTACTGGATCAAAAGGAGCTTTACACGGTTTGACAAAATTCTCCATGGAAGATGCTCCAGCTAATACTTTCTTTTTAGAATACATAGCAAAACCTCAAACAGCTGATATATTTTTTGAAGATGTTTTAATGGCGATGGTATTTTACGGAATGCCAATATTAGCAGAAAATAATAAACCTAGACTTCTATATTATCTTAGAAGAAGAGGTTACAGAGGGTTTAGTATGAATAGACCTGATAAAGTTTGGAACAAACTATCAGTTGCAGAAAGAGAAGTCGGAGGAATACCAAACTCTAGTGAAGATATAAAGCAGGCTCATGCTGCTGCAATAGAAATGTATATAAATGACCACGTTGGAATGATAGAAGAAGGTATATATGGAAATATGTATTTTAATTCAACTTTAAATGATTGGTCTAAGTTTGATATAACAAAGCGAACAAAGCATGATGCTTCAATAAGTTCTGGATTAGCAATAATGGCTTGTAATAGACATTTGTATAGACCAAATCCAGATGTAAATAAAACACCAGTTAACATAACATTACACAAGTACAATAACAAAGGGTTTTCATCAAGAATAATAAAACAAGATGCACAGTAATAACTTTATAAATTTTCCATCACAAGCGGTTAGCGATAAAGAAAAAATGTCTCCTGAATATGGACTTGAAGTTGCTAAAGCAATAAAGCACGAGTGGTTCAATGAAAATGGAGCTAAATTTAAAGGTAACTTTAATACTTTTCGTAAATTAAGATTATACGCTAGAGGTGAGCAATCAATTCAAAAATATAAAAATGAACTATCTATAAATGGTGATTTATCTTATCTAAATCTAGATTGGACACCTGTTCCTATAGTTCCTAAATTTGTTGACATTGTTGTAAATGGTATGGCTAATAGAATGTACGAGGTAAATTGTTTTTCTCAAGATTCGTATGGCGTTACAAAAAGAACAGAATACATGGAGTCTATGTTGAGAGACATGCGTTCAAAAGAATTCAACGATCTTCTCATGGAACAGTTGAACATGGATATGTATGAAAATGATGTTAATACATTACCAGAATCTGAAGAAGAATTAGCACTTCATATGCAACTAAATTATAAACAAGCTGTTGAGCTAGCTGAAGAACAAGCTATAAATGTTTTAATGGAGGGAAGTGATTATGAATTAATAAGAAGAAGATGTTTATATGATATAACAACAATCGGTATTGGTGCCACAAAAACAAAGTTTAATTACAGCGAGGGAGCTAAAGTTGAGTATGTTGATCCAGCTAATTTAATCTGGTCTCATACTGAATCCCCTTATTTTGACGATTTATATTACGTTGGTGAAGTTAAAGAAATTCCAATCAATGAACTTATAAAAGAATTCCCAAGTTTATCAGAAAGTGAAATTGAAGAAATAGCTAGTAAAAAATCAGATCCATTATATTATTCTAATAATAGAGATAAAAATAAAGTTCACGTATTATACTTTAACTACAAAACTCATGCTAATGATGTTTATAAGTTAAAAACAACCACTGCTGGAGGTGATAAAGTAATAGAAAAAGATGATTCTTTTAATCCACCATCGGATATGGAAGGTGAATTTAGTAAACTGGAAAGAGTAGTAGAGTGTTTATACGAAGGAGTTTATGTATTAGGTGCTGACAAATTATTAAGATGGAAGATGGCTCCAAATATGATGAGAAGTCAATCTGATTTTAGTAAAGTTAAAATGAACTATCAGATAGTTGCGCCTAGAATGTATGAAGGAAGAATTGAATCTTTAGTTGGTAGAATAACGGGTTTTGCTGATATGATTCAATTAACACATTTAAAATTACAACAAGTAATGGCAAGAATGGTGCCAGATGGTGTTTATTTAGATGTTGATGGATTAGCAGAAGTTGATCTTGGTAATGGAACAAACTATAATCCACAAGAAGCTTTAAATATGTTCTTTCAAACAGGTAGTGTTATCGGAAGAAGTTTAACTTCAGAAGGAGATCCAAATCCAGGTAAAGTACCTATAACACAAATACAAAATGGAGCTGGTGGAAATAAAATACAAAGTTTAATTCAAACATACAACTATTATCTACAAATGATAAGAGATGTAACCGGTTTAAATGAAGCTAGAGATGCTACTATGCCTGATGAACATTCATTAGTAGGTATACAAAAACTAGCAGCTGCAAATTCAAACACAGCAACTAGGCACATATTACAATCTATGTTGTATTTAACTGCTCAATCAGCAGAGTGTTTATCTTTAAGAATAGCTGATATGTTAGAGTATTCTCCAACTAGAGAAGCTTTTGTAAGAGCTATAGGTGCACACAATGTAGCAACATTAGGCGAATTAAAAGAATTACACTTATATGATTTTGGTATTTTTATTGAATTACTACCAGATGATGAAGAAAAACAAATGCTTGAAAATAATATACAAGTTGCTATTGCTCAAAAAATGATTGATTTAGACGATGCTATTGATCTTCGTGAAATAAGAAATGTAAAACTTGCTAATAGATTATTAAAAGTAAAAAGAAGGAAAAAACTAGAAAGAGATCAAATAATGCAACAGCAAAATATTCAAGCTCAATCTCAAGCGAATCAACAAGCTCAACAAGCTGCTGCACAATCTGAAATAGATAAAAATAGAGCTAAGTCAGAATTAGAAGAAAATCTAGAAAAAACAAAGAACGCATTAAAAATTCAATACTTACAACAAGAATCTAGAGTTAAAAAAGAACTTATGATGCTTGAGTTTAAGTTAAATAATCAAATGAAAATGGACGAGTTGGATACTAAAATGTCAACTGAAACCATGAAAGAAGATAGAAAAGATGATAGAGAAAGTAAAAACAGAATGAATCAAATGGACATAGCTAGACAAAAAAGTGGGGGTAATTCATTTAAATCATTTGAATCATCAGGTAATGATATAGTTACGGGAGAAGCAGGTTTAGACAAGTTTGCTCCTTAATATTTAATATTTTATAAAATTTTATTATGGCAGAAGAAACAAAAAAGGTTGAAGAACCTAAAGTCGAAGAGACTAAAGTTGAAAAGACTAAAGTTAAAAAAACAAAAAATAAAGATAATATAACTAAGGTTAAAATAAAAGAACCTGAGGGAAATATCACCAAAGTTGATTTATCTAAACCACCTACAGAAAACGAAGAGGTTGAGAAACAACCCGTTGAAGAAGAGGTGGTCGTAGTCAATGCAGAACCAGAGGTTGAACCAAAAGAACCTGCGAAGGAAGAGCAAGTAGAACAACCAATCGTACAAGAAGTTACAGAAGAAGAAGTAACAAAGGTAAAAGAAGAAGTTGAAGAAGCTATAGTTGAAGCTCAAGAAACTGGAAGACCACTACCTGAAAAAGTTGAAAAACTTATAAGTTTCATGGAAGAAACAGGTGGTGATCTAAATGACTACGTAAATTTAAACAGAGACATTGAAAAAATGGATGACTCTGATGTATTAGACGAATATTACCGTGAAACAAAATCTCATCTAACAGCTGAAGAAAGAAATTTCTTGTTAGAAGAAAAATTTGGTTACAATGAAGATGAAGATGAAGAAAGAGATGTTCGTAGAAAAAAAATAGCCCTCAAAGAGCAAGTTGCCGAGGCGCGAGCCCACTTAGACAGGCAAAAGTCTAAATACTATGAAGATATCAAAGCTGGGTCAAAGTTGACCGATGAACAACAAAAGGCTGTTGATTTCTTTAATAGATACAACAAGGAATCTGAAGAGCGAGAAAGATTAGCTGAAGAAAGTAAAAAAAGTTTTAAACAGAAAACCGAAAGTGTTTTCAACGAAAATTTCAAAGGTTTTGATTATAAAGTTGGAGACAAAAAATTTAGGTTTAATGTGAAAGACGCTGATAAGGTTAAAGAAACTCAAAGTGATCTTAATAATTTTATCAACAAGTTTGTTGGTGAAGATAATGCAACTATTAATGATCCTCAGGGTTATCACAAATCTTTATTTACTGCTATGAATGCTGATACTATTGCTAAACATTTTTATGAACAAGGTAGAGCTGATGCAATAAAAGATACTGTTGCAAAAGACAAAAATATCGATACTAGTCCTCGTCAAACTCATGGTGAAACAGAAGTTGGAGGAGTTAAGTATAGAGTATTAGGAGAATCTACTGCGGACATGAAAAACAGATCCTTTAAAATTAGAAAGAAAAATTAATTAACAATTTAAAAAAAATAAATTATGGCAATTTCAAATCCGGGTGGTAATTTGAATAGTGTAGTTGCTCCACAGCAACAAACATTAGCTTCGAATTACATCGATTTTACGAGTTCAGCTACGGCTGGTTGGGCTCAGCAATACCTGCCTGACTTAATGGAACAAGAAGCTGAAGTGTTCGGTAACAGAACAATTTCAGGTTTCTTGGCTCAAGTTGGTGCAGAAGAGGCTATGACGGCTGATCAAGTCGTTTGGTCTGAGCAATCAAGACTACATTTATCTTACAAGGGTACAATTGACTTGACTGGTGATACTAATGGTACGTTTACTGTTGTTACTGACATTGATGGTAACGCATTAACTACTACTCATGGTATTAGAGTAAATGATATGGTACTTTTAGCAAGTGCTGGAAAAGTTTCAAAATGTTTAGTGGTAGAAACTCCAGATTCAGCTGTTGTGTCTTTAGAGGCCTATGACGAAGCTGTTTTAACTAGTCACTCTGAGGTTGCTAGTGCAGCTACTTTATTAGTTATCGGTTCTGAGTTTGGTAAAGGACAATCTTACTCTGATGATACAGGTACGTGGAATTCTGAAAGAAGAAGAGCTTTAGAGCCTACTTTCAAGTCATTCAGCAACAAACCAATTATAATGAAAGATTACTACGAGATCTCAGGATCTGATGCTTCTCAAGTTGGTTGGGTTGAAGTAGCTGGTGAAGATGGACAAAATGGTTACTTATGGTACTTAAAAGCTGAAGGTGATACTAGATCTAGATTTACTGATTACTTAGAAATGGCAATGTTAGAAGCTGAGAAAACAGCTGCTGCTTCTATTATTGGTTTTGCTGATAAGCAAGTTAGAGGTTCTGCTGATGCAGGATTAAATGGAGCTGGTACTGAAGGTTTATTTGCTGCTATCGAAGATAGAGGTAATGTAACTTCTGGTATTAGTGGTGTTAACGCTGCTACTGATTTAGCTGAATTTGATGCTATCTTAGCTGAGTTTGATAATCAAGGTGCTATTGAAGA